TTCAAAAAGTATTTTCTTTCAGATGGCATATTGTATGTTGATGTCGTCGGAAAAACAACAAGATTTGTAAAACATAATGACAAAGAGTTTGTCAACGACTCGTTTGTTAAATTTTGTGAAGAACGCAAGATTACTATTAATGTTGATAAGTATCGTATGACTAAAACTAATACTGATGCTAGTTTCATGTCAATATCCAAATATAATCGACCGGAACCAACTGTTAATGAAGACAGTTTCACCGAAGCTGCTGAATGGTTACATAAACATTTTAAGATGCATATGTGTAATGCCACAGTACTTCCTGTTGATGAGGTTCTGGTTGAGATGGATAAGCAAACTACAAATGGATTCCCTTGGAACTTGGTTCTAACTGGAAAATCAAATAAAAAGAGTGTTTTTCTTGAAAATGAAAATTACACCAAAATTTTTGATATATATTGGTCTGAATTATTGAAAGAAGATCGATATGTTCCTATCTGGACTTGTTCCCAAAAATATGAGCTGCGTCCTTTAGAAAAACTTCGTGAAAATAAGATACGAACTTTTACAGCTAGTCCAATTGAATTGACTGTTGTTGGTAATCGTTTATTTCTTGACATGAACGAGAAATTCTATAATGCGGTTCATGATACGTGGTCCTGTGTTGGGATCACTAAGTATTGTGGTGAATGGGACCGATTGTATCGCAGATTAGATAAGCATCCTCATGCCTTTGCGTTGGATGAATCTGATTATGATGCATCAGTTTTTAAAAAGTTATTATTTGCTGTTAGGGATTTTAGGAAAAGAATGTATCCAAGTTACACGGAGACAGAATTTGCGACTCGTCAGAGGATTGATGAGTTTTATAAGGATGTTGTTGATAGTGTTATAGTTTTGGAGACAGGAGAAATTATTAGAAAGCATATTGGTAATCCATCAGGGTGTCCTAACACTGTGGTGGATAACACTTTAGCTTTATTCTTATTATTGGCTTATGCGTGGTGTGAATTGGTTAGATTGCGATATGAAAAACAAGAATCTAATTCACGCAGGTTTTATCCCCCTAACTATGAACAATTCATGTCGAATGTCGAGGCTGCTTTATATGGTGATGATAACACTTTCACAGTTAGTGATGATGTTGTTGCCTGGTTTAATGCAGAAACAGTTATAGAAATTTGGGCAACTATTGGTATAAAGACCAAAACTGATGACGTAAAACCTCGAAAGTTAATTGATACTGATTTTTTAAGTCAAAAATTTATCTATGATAAATCACTAGAAATGGTGCTTCCTTACCCTGATACCGAGAAAGTTCTTGGTTCACTGAAATATGGGGCTACTTGTGATGATATAAGATATCACTTGTTACGAGCTCATGCGTTACGTATGGATTCATGGCCAAATATTACATGTAGGAATATTATTAATGACTACATTATGTGGGTGGAAGAAAATTACAAAGATCAACTAGTTGGTGAGCTAAGTCTTAAAAATGGTGATGTTACCATACCAATTAGTACTATTAAAAATATGGAAAAATCAGACAATTATTTGTCCACACTTTACACTGGTTATGAAGGTGTGACTGATGGGCAAAATGCTCGTGCAAAAGAAGATGTTTCAACTTTAATTAAAGACAGTGAAATCTATAAGCTCCATGGCACTGTTTTAAAAAATTTTAATTAAAGAAAATGCCTAAAAAATTAAATAAAAAGGTAAAGAAACAAGTTAAGAAAGCAATAAAGAAAATTGCTAAAAAACGAACAAGACGGGCACCACGTGGCCCCATTACAATACGTGGCAGAGGAGATTATGAATTAGGTAAAAATGTTGGTGGAAAAATAGGTTCCTATTTAGGAGGCAAAATCCATCAAGGAATTTCGGCTATCTTTGGAAATGGTGATTATAGGTTGGTTGGAAAAGGATTAGGTAATACCACAGGTCCGCCACAATTTATGACACGAGAAAGAAATGTCATCGTAGCTCATAGAGAGTATATAGCGGATGTTAAGGGTTCTAATGAATTTCTAATACAAACCAATATTCCAATAAATCCAGGTATGTCGACCTTTGGTCCTTGGTTAAAAAATATCGCAGCTAATTTTGAAGAGTGGCGCCTAAGAGGATGTGTTTTCATGTTTAAATCAACCTCTGGTGCTGCATTGAATTCAACTAATACTGCTTTAGGTTCAGTCATTTTGGCAACACAATATGATTCAGCTGCACCATTGTTTCAGAACAAACGTGAGATGGAAAATCATGAATTTGCCTCAAGCACTATGCCTTTTGAATCAGTTTTGC